ATTCCCGGGCGGCCAGCATGAACTCACCAAGGGACGCGAACCGGGCCAACGGGTGCGCGGCCGTCTGCACCCCAAGGAACGGGGCCAGCTCGGCGGCCAGCTCGGCGGGGGAGAACGTGAACGGGCCAGCCGGATCGGCCGCGGGGGCCGGGTCCGGGGGGGCGAGGGTGGGGGGCATGGTGGGGGTTCCTTCCTGATGGAAACGGGCCAGGGCTGCCCCGGCACCGATGCGTGCTTGATTGAATTGGGGCACGGTCACGGCGGACACTTCCCGGACCACGCCCCCTAGGGGGATCGGATCGGCCGTCCCTTCCCACATGGCCGCCCACATGGCGTCCGCGGTGTCCGCGTCCAGCTCCACGCCCACGGACAACCCGTCCCGCCACTTGAGCGCAACCTCCCGCATCAGCTCGGCCGCGCGGGGGTGTGACTCATCCACCGCAAACGTCATGTGGAGTCCGTCGTCCGCCACCGTGGCGGCCGTGGCGTACCCGGCCGGCCTATCGTCATCGTGGCCGATCAGCAGCTTCACGGTGGACAGGTCATCCGGCACGGTCAAGGTGTCCCGGGTGAACACCACCGGGACCCCGAACCGTTCTGCCGGAACGTCCCACGGCACGGCCAGCCCGGACACGGACGTCACGGTGGCCACGGCCGCCGTACTCGGTCCGGCCAGGTCAAACCGGGCCACCGACAGATCAGGGCGTGATGGAAGCGGGGGCATGGGTCAGCCCTTCCGTAGCGGTGGGATTGGTCACGGTGGGCTCAAGGGTGCGGGCTTCCACGGCGGTCATGATCGGACCACCGGACGCGGCCACCAGGGCGGCCACCCTGGCCGCGAACCCGTCCCGCAAGTAGTCCGTCACGTCAAACCGGACGTCCGTTCCGTAGGGCACATACAGGCCCTTGCGTACCGCGGTGGCCCCGCCGTCCGTGAGCATGACCGCGTACGCATCTTGGGACAGCGTCTGCTCAACCGGGGCGGACCACGGCCGTAGGGCTTCCAGCAGGTCCCGCCGCCGATCGGTCACGTTGGCGTACGTCATGGATGACCCCTCATCCACCCCCAACGCGGACCCCGGCAACCCGAACAACCTGGCTACGTCTTTGGTGACCTGATCCATCACTTCCACGAGCTGTAGGTCACGGGCGTTATAGCCCGGGGTGATGGCGTCTAGGTAGGCGTTCAGGAACCCGGTACGTCCGGTGGCCCGGCCGGCTTCCCACCGGGCAAGGATGGTGTCAATGGCGTCATCGGCAATGTCCGCCCCGGTGTTTTTCAAGATCAGCGGGGGGACCGGTTCGTCCGCGTACTTGGCGGCCGCCGCCATCAGGGTTGCGAACGTCTCTAGCAGGGGGGCACCGAACCGCCGTAGCCCACCCATGCCGGCAAAGTCGAACACCACGAGCTCGGACGCGTCTATCCGCTGTCCGTCCAGTAGCCACCGGGGCACCTTGTCCGGGTCCCGGTCCGGGTCGGGGATGATCCGGTCCGGGGACAGCCGGTAGAACCCGCCCGGGGTCCGCCGCCACACACACCGGTCATACCAAACGCCGTCCCGGATGGTGTCACTGATGATCTTCAGTGAGGTCCGGTCCGGGTCCGGTTGGGACAGCCACGGATAGGCCCCGTCGTCCAGCCGGGCGGTGCCCTTCCACGCGGCCAACCGGAAGGTGGAGATGGTGCCCACGATGACCGCCATGGCGCGGCGGACACCGGGGATGGACTCGGCTTCCGTGGCGAACCACCGCGTAGCCTTGGCTTCCGCTATCGCCCGGGTGATGGCGTCCGGGTACTGAACCGGACGGGGCATGGGTTCCACCGGGTCCGGGAGGGTGAAGCTCGCCCGGGTGGCCGTGTCTAGCCCGTCGTCCCGTAGCCAGGACAGTAACCCCATGGCCAGCCAGCAGACACCCGCCGCACCCACCCCGTCAAGGCTTAAGCCATGATCAAGCTGGCTTAAGTCAGAACGCACGGACCCCCTGTCCCGTGTGAGAGCAGAGGGGGCAGGGGGCCGGGGGAGACGCGCGTGTGTGCAGGGGGTGGCACCACGCCCGCCCGTGCGCGTAGCCAGGGGGCGGGTTGGGTCGCTCACACCAACATGGGGCCAGACAAGCCGTTCGTCTGTTCAGTCCTAGTACGGATATGGGCACCCACCCCCTGGCCCGCACCAAGGGACGCTACCCGCCCCCCGCCATGATCGCTACCCCTGTCTTACGTCCCGGTCAGCCCGCCACATGGGCGTCCCGGCGTCCGTGTCCCACCCGGCCAGCACCATCCGGTCCATAAGCTGCCGGCCGATCCACTCGGTATAGGCGGGGGGGATGGACAGCATGGCCCCCCGTTCACTCATCCACGGCACGCCAAGTAACCGCCGTTGGACGTCCGCCCCGGGCACGTAGCCACCTTGGCGGACCAACCGGGCTTCCACCTTGTCCCGCCGCGCGCCACCGTAGGACCCGGCCACCTGTACGTCCCTACGGTGGCGGGGGTGCGGGGGAGCGGACAGGGGGATGGTGGACTCAAACAAGCGGTGGCGGTCCATCACCAACGGCGTACCGTCGTCGTCCACCGTGGTCAGCCCAAATTGCCGGCCACACAACAGGATCGGCGCGCGGAGCTCGGGGCGGGCGTCCGTCACGTTTTCGATCACGAACGGCACGCCGGCATGCTCTAGGACGTCCCGGGTGGCCGCTATCAGCCGGTCATACCGGGTGAGCCGATCCGGGACCGCCGCCGTCCCGCGGCTGTAACCGGTGCAGGTGGGGGAGGCATGGACCACCGCGAACGAACCCGCAAGCTCGGCCGCGTACTCAAGGGCATCCGCCCGGACGGTTGGGAAGGGGTAGCGGGCCAACCGGGCCGGGTCCGTGTCCACCCCTAGGACGTCGAACCCGGCACGCCGGTAGCCCACGGCCGCGCCACCCTCGCCACAGAACAGGTCCAACAGGCGGGGGCGGTCAGACCTAGGCATGACCCACGAGGGGTCCGCCGCGAACAGGGCCGGCTCACTCATGACGCCCCGGTCTACCGGTCCCCGGCCAACGCGCGCAAGGAACGCGCCGTGATCAGCATGGCCCCGCGGGGGCCGTGGCGCATGCCCTCTAGCGTCCCATCCTTGACCATGGCCAGGACAGCATGCCGAGACACCAAGGGTGCCCACGCGTCAACGACGTCATCCACCGTGTACCAAACCTTGAACCGGTCCGCCCGCACATGGGGCGAGCTGTCCACGATGGCCACCGCCCCGGACTGCCGGGGCGGGGCGGCGGCCGGGGTGGCCCGTTCCCTGGCCGGCAGAGGGGTAACCCGGGCGTCCACCGGTATCCACCACCGGGACGACAGCCCTTGGGACTCCCGGACCGCCCCGGGTAGGCGGTCCGCGGCCAGCCATCGGCGGACCGTGCGGTGGTCCACGCCCACCGTGTCAGCGTAGTCAGTCAGGGACAGGTATGCCGTGTCATCTTGTGCGTTCGTCATGGGCGTCATGGTACACCATCTAGACTCGGTATGACCGTTGTCTATGGTGTCCTACCGTGCATCATGTGTCTATCCATGACAGTAGTGTCTATGGCGTATCACCGTGCCCTAGTTGGCATGGGACACGTCAGGGGTGTCATGGGTGCCCGGCCGGACCGGGCGGCCGCGCGGGGCGTGCTGTCAGCGTGCTTGGGGGACCCGGGACGGGCGGGACGCCCCCCACCACGCCAGGGACGCGGCCACCAGGGGGGCCACGGGGGCACCACCGCGGCGGCGGTCCCACACCCACCCGTCGCCCACCTTGCGGGTGGTGGCCGCCCGGGCGGCTTCCGTCAGGTCAGCGTGCGGGCGGATGGCCACTTTGACCGCTAGAACGTCGTCATAGAACGATTGGGCGGCCACGGTGCAGTCATTGACTGTGGGGATGATCATTTGGCGCTCTAGGCGGGCGTTGGTGATGTCATCGGCCACGGTGGCGGTGGCGGCTTGTCCACCACCATCACGGCACGCCACCGGGTGGCCAGCTCCATCAGCCGGCCGGCCACCCATTCCGTCCCGGGGCGTGACTCCACCACTTCTAGGATGCCGGACCGGGTGGCGGCCACGATGGCCGATAGGGACCGATCCGGGGTGATGTCCGGGGCGAACGCCACCACCCGGTCATCCGCGGGTATCTCGTCCCACCGCGTGCAAGCGGTCCACGCGTCCATATCTATAGCGGACAGGGTGCCAGGTTCGGGGATGACCTGCCGGCACCCGTACGCGCGGGCGAACCCCTCGGGGCCAAGGCGGGACCGTTCGACGCGTAGGTAAGCCGCGTCAATCGTCAACCCAACCGCGGGGTGATACATGGCGGCCACGTCCGGGTCCGTGGCGTCCATATCGTCCGGGACCCCGTACTCGATCAGCACGGGGCCAACCGTGCCGGCCGCGTGAGCTAGGCGGGCTTCCTTGAGCCGCGCGATTAGGAACCCGGACAGGTGGTCCCCGGCCGCGGACAGGACCCACGTTTGGGCACCGGGGGGCGTTAGCGTGCGGGTGGCTTGGGTGGGTCCGATGGCTTGCATAAGGTCCGCCCCGCGGAGCTCGTCATGTGCCCACGCTTCATCCACCATCACTAGGTCCGATTGCTTGCCGTGTAGGGCGTCCCTTTGGGGGGGGAACACCCGGACCATGGACCGGTTGTGGAGCCACTTCACGGCGGCTTGACCTTGGGACCGGGACGCCACGAACCGCCCCGCAAACGGGGTCAATAACGGCAAGTGTTCGTTTACGAACCAATCGTGAGCCGCCGCCCCCGTCTGCGCCGTGAAGAAAACGCGCGCATCCTCGCGCATCAGGGCCACCGTGTGCATAGTGGGGGCCGTGACGGTTGTCTTTCCGCCCTGCCGCGGAACTAGCAAGGTCACAGAGCTATGCCGCAGTAGCCCGGTGGCCGGGTCATACTCCATAGCCACGTCCGCCGTGTGCCGTTGCCAGGGCATCAGCGGCCGCCCCATCTTGGCCGCTACTTTCGCCACCCGCCCCCCATAGGTGGGATAGGTGGGGTCCCGGGGGGTAGTGATGCGCGGACCCCGATGCTCAAGCACGGAATTGTCTTAAGACAGGATGCGTGCTAACCTGTCTTAAGTCAGGGTCGCTCAACACACCAACGAAGGAACCATCATGACCGGCACGTCCAACACCCTTAAGCCCACCAACCCGGGGCCGGCCGTCGTCCACCTTGGGGCGGACCTGTCCCCCGCCGTGAAGGCAATCGAAACGGCGTACCGGATGATCGCCCGCCGCCACAGGGACGTCCCGCCGGCCACCATCGTTGTCAAGCGGGACGCCAAGGCGTGGGGCCACACCACGGTTGCCAAGGTGTGGGGACCGCGCGGTGGCAAGCGGGCGGACCGCTTGGAAATCATGATCAGTGGGGAGAACCTGGCCCGCGGGGCGGAAGCGGTGGCGGCCACCTTGCTCCACGAAGCTGCCCACGCCCGGGACCTGGCCAACGGCATCCTTGACACGGACGTCAACGGCCGGCACAACCGCAAGTTTGCGGACTCGGCCGAAAAGCTTGGGCTCACGGTGGAGCAGTCCGGTTGGATGGGGTGGACCAAGACGTCTCTCACCAAGGATCAAGCGGTGGCATGGAAGGCTATGGTGGCCGTGATCGCTAAGGGCTTGGACACGTCCGCCAAGGCTCACACGGCGGTTAAGGTCAACCCGGCCACGGGGCGTCCGGTGGCCGTGCCGGGTGCGTCCGGCATCACCCCGCCCCGCCGCCGCGGGGACCGCAACTTGATCAAGGCATCTTGCAAGTGTGGCGACAGCATCCGGGCGTCCCGCGGCGTGCTCGAAAGGTGCAAGCCCACTTGCCAGGAATGCCGCACGGCGTTTGTGGAGGTAGCTACGTCCGCGCAGTCCACCGGGGCGGCCGCCGCAGAACCCCGGTAGTCCCCGGCCGCCCCCCGATGACCCCCCGCCGATCATGGCGGGGGGTCATCGTCGTCTAGCAACCCGGCCAACGGATCGGCCGGGGCCGGCTTGGCGGCTTCACGGCGGGCGGCCAGGTCCCGGTAGACCTCGCGTAGTTCCTTGCTCACCTGGCTAAGCCCGTACGCGCGTTCTGATGGGTTGTCCAACCGGGACGCCAACGCGCACACGTGAGCCACTAGTAGCCCGTCATAGTCCGCGGACAAGATGCCGTCGTCCGTCATCCGGGCGAGCATGGTCCGGGCGGCCGTCTGCACCGGACCCACCTTGGGCGGCGGAAGCGTGAACAGCTCGCCCGCCCGATCAACCGCCATCTTGGACCACCTACCCGCATCGGACACTGACTTACGCCAGCATAGTTGGATGGGCGAAAACCTCCACCCGTCCGGGGGGGTTTTTCCTAGCGAGAGGTCTCTCC